CAACACCCTTGAACGCGAACTCGCTGATGGGTATGTAAACAAAGTAATCTTTAGAATTGATGGTGCTGACGGTACCTATACATTCAGAGCTACAGGTGAAGTAGATCTACCGAAACCTGAAACTCTTGTACCTTATGCTGATCTTACAGAAGAGGTAGTATTAGGTTGGGTTAAGGCAAAACTAGATGCTGACAACGCTGGTACAGTAGCTAATATTGAAGCTGCTGTAGAGAACGGTGTAAACATCCAGAAAACACCAACACATGGAACTGGTGTTCCTTGGTAAATGTCTAACTTAGGGGAGCCAGTACAACTACCCTTTATACGGCTCCCAGACGTGCCTGATTTACCACGTCCGACTCTTACCATACCAACAGCAGATATACCGTCTTACAAGCCCTTAGTGGTGCCTCCTAGCGACCTTAGAAGTCCTGAAGGAGTAAAGAAAACAACAACAGAAAAGAAAGAGCCACCTTCTCTGAAGATACCTGTTTTAGATATACCTATACCGATGCCAACAGCAGAGGTAGTCATGACAGCTACTTATGCTGCTGTATCGGCTGTTGCAGTTACCACCCTTGCACAACCTTTATTTGATCAAATCAAAAAGAAACTACAAAAATTCCTACAAGGGAAAATAGATAAATGGAAGAACAAATCCAAGAAAAACCTAAAGGACTCTTAGGTAAATTAAAAGAGAATGTTGATGATCATGAAGAACAGATGGTAATCCTTGGCGCCATGGTGCGTTTGGGAGTAGTCATTTGGTCCGGATTTATCATAACTTTAAACTACGTAGAATTACCTATGTTCAAGAAGAGTCCAGGTGGAGATATAACTTTTCCGGCTTCGATTTTTACAGGCGCCCTCGCAACTTTTGGTTTATCTACTGGTAATGGCAACGGTAAAAAGAACGGTAACAACAACAATACTAAACCTAAATAATGACTGAGTTCTTACAGGTAATGGCATGGACCTATACCGTTGGATTGACTATTGTTGTCCTTTTTAAATTTATTCAAGACACAGACTAATGAAGAAGTGGCTCTTAGTCTTAGCACTGTTGATACCGACAGGAGTTAAGGCAAACACAATAACTCCCCAGTTTACCCAAGGGAGTATGAACTCAACTACCACCACCAATCAGGTAATAAATGAGACAATCACTACAACTGTTGTAGGAGGTGATCTGAACACATGGTCAGGCTCCAACGTCAAGATAGACACATCAAGCGAAGGAATAGCTGGTGGCATATCAGTAGACTCTCAGGTATTCGAGATAGAAGATGTAACACTACCTTGGACATTGGAAACAGTGACAAGAGAAGCGGGAACAATCGAAACGAGTATCGAAGTAAGAGATATAACTACAGACGCTGTTACTACTTCCTTATCAGTCTTCTCACAATAGGAACTCCAGCTTTAGCTGAAGATCCAAAAGTAAATAATACGTCTAACCCTGTTGCAGCAGCTACTGGCAATGTAACCAATCAAGCTGTGCAATTCCAAAACAATGGATCACAAAGTAGACAATACTTTGGTCCTAATGTGAGTTGTAACGGCTCTACTATGACGTTCTCTCCGTTCTACATGGGAAACCATACTGAACCTAGAACAGTCAATGATGAAACACATCGGTTAGAGCAAGAATCCTATACAAAAGCTGAGAACTGGGGAGCACAACTAAACTTCATGGTTCCCCTAGATCGTGAGTCTTTAAAGAGATGTAAAAGCATAGCTAAACGTGTAGAAGAAAAAATGAGGTTGGACTATGAGCTAACACGCGCAATTAAATGTGCAGATCTCATGGCTAAAGGTTTTCGCCTACATCCAGACTCAAAAATTAAGGTGATGTGTTTAGACATCATCCCTATTCAAAAAACAAAAACTAAAAAGAAATTCGGACTATTCTAATGATCGCAGTTATCAAACCAATTCTATTCACATTTCTATCTACCTCTGCAGTAAAGAATCTAGTAATTAATTTATTAGAAGCTTACGCAGCTACAACTGATAACACTATCGACGACAAGGCAGTAGAAATAGTCAAACGTAACTTATTTCCCGGAACTAAAGAATGAAGAAAGCCACTGAAGACCAGTTTAACGAACTACATAACCTAGTCACATCTGAATTCCTTAAGCGGGTCAAAAGTGGCGAAGCAACTACACAAGATTTGAAAGCAGCCTGTGACTGGTTGAAGACAAATGACATTAGTGGTGTTGCATATAATGGCAACCCCCTAGAAAAGTTGGCACAGGTTATGCCACAAGTAGACCCAGAGTTAGTAAAGGCAAAACTATATGCGAAAGCAAAGTACTAGCGACTATTACAAATCCAACCCACGCGCTAAAGCAGTCCGGCTTAGACAACAAGCCAGATACAACAAAACAAAAAAGGGATTAAAGATACGAGTAGCAGCTAACAAACTGAATCGAACTCTAGGCACTTATGGCAACGGAGATGGCAAAGATGCTGCCCATACAGGGAAAGGCAACAAAGGCAAACTCCAAGACCCGTCAGTCAATAGACGTCGAGGAAGAAGGAAACTACACATTCGTAAATGACCCCACTACTACCTAGCCCAAAACACTACTTATACAACCTAATAACCATGACAAGTTCTGAAGGGAAACGACTCTGGCGTCGAGCCATTAAAGAGCACTTCGATTGTACATGCGTTTATTGCGGTAGAAAACATGAATTACACGAACTTACACTTGACCATGTCAAACCTAAAACAGAAGGCGGAGAAGATCTTACAAGCAATCTTGTTCCCGCGTGCAGAGCTTGTAATCAAGGGAAAGGTAGCAGTCATTGGCAGAGATGGATGCGTCAGACATTTGGACATCGACCTCTAAGAGAAATGATCATTCTTCAACATATTAATTAACCATGGCACAAAACCCATCAGGGTTGGATATGTTCCGTGAAATAGTCGGACAAATCAATAACCTTAGAAAACTTGTAACCGTTAACGGTAAGCAATATAGATACGACCCAAAAAGCAAAGGTTATAAAGCAGACGGTAAAACATTTACGCCGTCACAGCTAAAAGCTAAATTAAAAGGTCAGTCTTATACAGCACCTAAGATACGAAAAAACTTAAAGATAAAAGATAAAAAGCCAACTAATACTTCACCTAAAACTTCAGTAAAGACTAAGGTGAGTCAAGCAGCCAATAAAGTTAAAAAAGCAGGTAAAAGCCTTAAGATTAAAAATGTAACGAACGTAGCTAAGAACCTTAAAGGAACAGTAGGGAGAGGTGCTGTATATGGTCTTGCTCAAACTGGAGCTAACAAATTAGTAGATGAAGGTTTAGCTAGAGTATTTAAAAGAAAAGGCGAAACCACTGCTGAATACCAAGCCAGAGTTGAAAAAGCAAAAGCTAACTTAGGTAAGAAAAGAAAGCTTAAGCCTAAAACTAAGGTAACGAATAGACGAGGTCGAGTTATTAAAAAAGTTAATGACTTGAAAGGTGGTAAAGAATTATCTACATCTATTAGAGGTAAGCAAAAGAAAACCCAGCCTACAACAAGTAATAAAGATATAAAAATTAAGTCTAAAAAAACAGATAAGCCATCAGGAAGTAACACACCTTACTGGGAGTCACCTAGACAAAAGCAAATTCCTGAGAAGAAGAAAAGAATGGGTGCCATTGAAAAACGTAATCGTGAGATATTCGGAAATAAAAAGATTGACGATTTGAAGGACTACCACAAGAGATGGAAAGCAGCTCGTAAGGCTGGAAGGTTAAAGGAATTTAAGGAGAAGGAAAAGAAAAAAAGAATGAACAGATAACCACCCAACAGTACAAATAACCGCCGTCCGCAAGGGCGGCTTTTTTAATGGCAATTGAATATGCCCTGAAAGCTCTTGTCAAGAACGGCAAGAGGACGATTAAGAACGGTGTAAAGAATGGAGTCAACGGAGTAGTCAACGGCAACGGGATAAAGAACGGTGCCAATGGATTCGTTACTCCACAACAAGCCTACATAAAGGAACAGGCAGCTAAGAGAAATACAAGTCAAATAGCCTTAGCCCCTGAAGAGACTTATGTAGAAGTTCCTAATCATGGACTTAATAACTATGTAGATTCTGAACTTCGTAAAATATTTCCTTATGACAAGTCTCCTATAGGTAAAAAGGGTCATGCTCAAAACTTCTTATCATATTCCTATTATCAAAAAAGAATTAATCCAGAGATAACTCCTAGAGAGATAGAACTTAAGTATGAAAAAGAAACTGGTCTTTCAAGAACTTATGACGGTACTGAATATAGATTAGTTGCTGGTGGTACTAAAAAAGCCCACAGCTATGCCGAAGAAGGTCAGCGTAGACTTCAATTTAAGAAAAATACTCAGGTAGTTTCTGGTAAAAAAACATCAGCCAGTAAAAGGTTAAAGCATTTAATTGTCCCAGAGGAAAAAGAATCCTTCGAAGCTATCGTGAAACAAGCTGCTGATGAAAATTCAAAAGCTGTTGGTAGTCTTTATAAACGAGGTAGACGAGTAAAACCAGGATTACAATTAATCAGCCATGAGCATGATATAGCTTTAAGAGCTTACTCTCTATGGGATAAAATCGGTTTTCAAGGTAATCATCTTAATAACATCTTTATACAGAGGAATGCAAAAGCTAGATGGTGGAAAGATGCTGCTGAAAGTTGGTTCTATTCTTGGATAAAAAAAAGAGGAAATAACTGGTATATAAAAAACGATAGATCTAATCTTAAAGATATAGAGATATGGGAAGTCAGTACAAATAAAAAGCTAGGAACTATCAAATTCCAAAACGATAAAAACCTTTCTGAGCAAAGCATAAACCAAATGAAAAGGCTGCTCAAAAAGGCTGCACAAGGCTATAAAGCCTAACCGTTCCACTTTCGTACATGAATGACGTTTTAACGTCCTTACAGGACGATTTCAAGCTGTTTCTACAAGCATTATGGGACCAGCTTGATCTCCCGTCCCCTACACGGGCGCAATATGCAATAGCAGACTATTTACAACACGGACCTAAACGTCTACAGATCCAAGCTTTCCGAGGA